AGGGCAGGGTTGATCTATATCCAGGAAAGCTTATTACAGTAGAGCTGTACGACTTTGCTGAAAGCCTTAGTGGTATGCGTACGCTAGATAAAGAACGAGCTGGATCGTATTTAGTACTTTCTGTCGAGAGTAGCTTTATTAATGACGAGTTTCTACAAAAATTGGTGGTATCGAAGGGCGGACTTTCTGGAACAGCAGAGAAGGCGGCTAGTACCACAACAGTCGATACAACATTTAACATGATAAGTGGGTTGATAAAATGAGTGGACTATTTAATAACTTAGTTTGGTTTGTAGGCGTAGTCGAAGACAGCGCTGACCTGACTAATGCAGGACGTGTTCGTGTGAGAGCATTCGGCGTACATCCTCCTAAAGGCGAAGCATTACCCACAAACCATCTACCATGGGCCACAGTACTTGATGGTACATACGGAGCGGCTCAAGTGGTTCCAAAGGTCGGTGATTGGGTATTTGGGTTCTTTGTTGATGGCAGAGAAGCACAGCATCCTATGGTTATGGGTAGAATTCCGGGCATGAACTTATCATGGCCCGCTGGATCTGGTAAGCCAGGCGAAGATAGCTATATTCCGCCTGAGAGTCTACACGAGTTTGGTGCACCTCCGCTTCATAGATACGTCAGTGGAGAAGACTCCGAATTCGGTCAAGCCATTCTACAGAGAGCATTCCAACGCAGTGGTATAGACACAGCGGGCGATACCACGTTCGACGAACCACCTATTATGACTCCCGAGAGAAACCTCGACAACCGTGTTATTAAGTCTAAGAATGGCGATAACTTCTTAGTGCTATGTGATCCTGTAGAGAATGAGGCAGGTGACTTCATATTGCTATCACATTCGAGCGGATCTGTATTCCAGATTGATCCCAATGGTACAATATTCGTTAAGTCGTTCGGTGACACTTACAACTCAACCGAAGGCTTAGAGTTTAATAACGTACAAGGTAGTCAGCATACTAATATATCAGAAGACTGGACATTAAAGGTAGAGACTGGATCTGGTAAGGTATGGATTAATGGCGACCTCGATATCGAATGTGAGAACTTCAATGTAACTGCTCGTGGAACGGCGAACATTCGATCTGCTATTAAGACGAATATCTCGGGTGGTAGTGTTGGCATATTTGCATCAACTGATGATATCAACCTTGCAGCTAATTATAATATCAAGAATAAGTCTGGCAGTCTACTGAATGGTGGTGGATTTTACGTACAGAGCGATTATGGCGACGTACATCTCGATGCATATAAGATGAATCTATATAGCTCTACATACACTAAAATTACCGCAGCAGGTATACCGGCGATCAGTACACAACTATTACCATATCCCGATGTTACACATAAGGGCGTTGAGATAAACTCTCCAGCTGTTGTTAGCATTTCAACATTAGGCGCACTAGCACTTTCTGGTTCTACAACGTCAATCAAGGGCACTGTCGAGGCTAACCTAACCGGCGCAATCGTTGACGTTAAAGCGGATGGCCTTTTGAATCTGGAAGGTGGTGGCATAGCGAGTCTTGACGGTACGTTAGTTAACATTGGTATGGGTACTGGCGCTGCGGCTGGCATTACCGCTTCAACTACCGCTACGACTACGATACGGGGTACACAAGTTGCATTCCCATCAGCAGCGAAGAGTGTGACCGAGGTTGCAGCAGCAGTCGATCCGGGCGAGATACCAGCTAGTCGTGCGTCAATATTTGGTGGTAGTTTCGTTGAGAGACAGAACGCACCAATGACCAGTTTTATGGGACACGATGATGATACGAATGGTCCTAGATAACAATAAATACACAATACGTCAATATAAATTAGGAAGGAATATATGACCTTTTGCGATTCCAGCACACCTCTATCGTCGAGATTTGATGCACAAGTCTTGCGACCAGACAGTGCTATATTCGATAAGCTCTTCGATCCGGCGGCGCTTATTGAACAAGGTAACCCCTTGGATAAGGTGGATCGACAAAGTGTCGTCAATGTCACTAATAGACTAAACGATATACTTTCTGATATGGATCTTGATGCGTATCCAACTTTGAAGAAAAGGTTTGCGCAGCTGCCTATATCATACGTCGAGGTCGCAGACTTCGCACTAGCTGATAGCACCGACTTGGATAAAGTTTATGCTGCCATGCGAGACTTTGATCCAACTGGCGGCACTGCCACTGGAACCGCTGGTGCTGCTACTGGAACCGCTGGTGCTGCTGTGAGTAATTCTGCGAATGAGTCTGGGTCAGGCGGAACTGGTGGCACTAGTGTTGGTCAAACGGGAGTAGGTGGTACTGGAAGCGATGCTGTAGTGAGTGCAGCAGCATCTGGTATCGGCGCTGGCATACCAGGGACAACATCAGTAATAGATGCTAATGGAAACACACTTGACGTGACACGAGATGTGAACGATAATATAACATCTGTTGTGACGAGTGACCCGTCTGGTAATGCAATATCGTCTACAGAAGTAACTACAGATATTGATGGTAACGTGAAATCAGTAACTAAAGATTCTGAAGGTAATACCACCTCAACATCAACTCGTGATACGGCTAGTGATGGCACCGTATCCACAAAAACAACATCGTCCACAGGCACCACGTCGACCAGTAAAACCGATGCGACTGGCACGAAAACTACAGTAACTGATTCGTCGGGTACCACAACGACTACGAATACGGACACTGCTGGTAATACGACGACTACCACTACCGATGCATTAGGTGGAACGACGACGACTACGCAGCAAACAGGAACGACTGGATCGGCAACACGGGAAAATGATGTCCTTGATGTATTAGCTGCGTTAGCTGTTCCTGTAGCTATAATAGCATTTCTATCAAACTTCGATTTCCACCTAGACAATAACATTGGTGGATCTATAGCAGGTGGTCTGTGTGGACAGTTCGGAAACATATTCGATAAATTGTTTGGACTCTTTGATCTAATCAAATCTGGTAAAGATAAGATATCGGATATTGGTAACGATAATGAGAAAGACCCTGTAAAGAAACTTAAGTCTATAGGGTTTAGTCTAATCATTAAAGAGATGTATGCTAATATTGTCAAGATCATTAAAAAGCTTGTTAAGGAAATAAAGAAACGAGTTAAAGCTATGGTGGACTTCTCGGTGTCTATAGCAAGTAATATATACAATAAGATAAAAAAGATGGCAGAGAGTATACTAAACTTCTTCTCTGACATAAACATAGGTAAGTTTTTCCTAAGAATAGAGTCGTTTGTCGCCTCCACTGCATCACAGTTCGAAAGAATCACGGCAGAGGTCTTAGGTTTGTTGATGTTTCGTTTCTGTCAGTTCTCGGATACACTACAAACAGTTCTTATGGGGCCAGCAACAGCACTAACAACTCTAGCTACCGCTGTTGCGACCGAGACTAGTATTGCTCAGAATACATCACTAAGACAGACAAGAGAGGCAGTGAGTGCCGGTGGAATACGAATAACGGCAGTCGATCGAGAGAAGGCAAAGGCTGAAGCGATTGCTACCAATAATGCACCACGTGCTGGTAGAGTCACCACAAAAACTGATGCTGTATTTGATCCTCAAGTTGATTGGCAGACACCACGTGGAGCCACTTTAGCTGAAAATGCTGCGATTAGCACACTGACCGAAGATGGTATAACCAACAAGTTTTCATTCTCGGCGAGTCTTAAGAGCGATGTTGGAAATTGGCAGAAAGTACAATCAGATGTGTGGGTTCGACTATTGAGAATCAGTGAACAGACGGGCAAACAGTACGTTGTTAACTCTGGATTTCGAGACAAAGCGCATAACATCGCAGTTGGTGGATCTTCGGACTCGATCCATATGAGTGGCTATGCGATCGATGTTATCGTATCGTCTGCGGACAGAGAGGACTTCTTCCTAGCAGCAGAACGAGCGGGATTCACTGGTATTGGTATATACAACACATTCATTCACCTTGATTGTGGTGCGAGAAGGATGTGGGTAGCAGGACATGGATCTGAGAGTGGCTCTAGCTATGCGCTGACAGGTTCCACTAAGAATAAGTGGGTTAATGCTATACCAAAGCACAATAGAGACGAATATAGAAAGAACTCTGGTATACCAGTTGAACAGTTGGCTAGGCAGAACTCTCTTGAGACTAAGCGAGCTATTGCAGCAGAAGCTGCTACTCAACACACAAAACGCCGTGGCTAACGCATAAATACAAGAAAAGGAAATACAATGGCAGGTCTAACACCAAGAACACGAGCACGAGAATTGTATTCCGATTTCTCTAAGAATCTGGATCAAGTACCCGGACGCAATGATCTATCTAGGAAGATCAACGAGAATGCGGTGAAAGAGTCTATTAAGAACATCGTCCTCACGAATAAGGGCGAGAGGCTGTTTCAACCAAGCATAGGGTGTAATATTTCGGCATCATTATTCGAAAATCTGGATGCTAATACGATTCTTATTCTAAAGGATAACATTAAAACTGCTATCCGTACGTATGAACCACGTTGCGATCTAAAAGACGTAGAGATTATAGCAGACTTAGACACTAATAATTTGCAAGCGACTGTTCTGTTTAGCGTACTAAATACAAGTACGACCTCATCTATAACACTCGATCTTGTCAGGGAAAGATAAATGGCTAATATATCACCAGTAACAGACTTAGACTTCTTTGCCACTAAAGAAGCCCTTAAGACGTTCCTAAAGAACCAAGACAGGTTCAAGGATTACGACTACGAGGGGTCGAACATGAATGTCCTATTGGACGTTCTATCATACAACACATTCTATAATAACTACTATTATAACATGGCAGTGTCTGAGATGTTTCTTGATAGTGCCTCACAGCGTAATAGTGTCATTAGTCACGCCAAAGAGCTTAACTATATGCCACGGAGCAGACGGTCATCCGCCGTCACGTGTGATATTACCTTCACTGCGGCTGCTGATTATGGGTCTAACTTCATAGCCATACCTGCTAACTCATCGTTTACTGGACATTGTGGCAATAAGACCTACATCTTTTTAAACGAGAAGGCATACGTTGCTGCACGAAGCTCAACATCACCAACGTCCTTTGTAGCAAGCTCGGTTGAGTTGTTTGAAGGTCGATACATAACCGAAGTGTTATCCGTTGCTGATACCACCATATCCAACTCTTGGATAGACACCCGTAGTATCACCATGACTGTTAATGGCGTTGCATTCACTTATAAGAGTGAGATATTTGGTGTGGGATCGGTCGATAAAGTATTCTATCTCCAACCCGAGAATGATGGTCGATACAGCGTACAATTTGGTCAAAATCGATTCGGATTTCAGCCTACGATCACAGATTCGATCTCGGTGTCGTATAGACTGTGTACAGGCCCGGAAGCGAATGGCGTTAATAGTCTGTCACTGCCATCATCATTCGGTGGAGCAAGTTCTAACATAATCGCAGTATCTGGTCAGTCTGCCGGTGGATTCTATGGCGAGGGCATTGAGTCTATTCGTACGTTTGCACCGAAGGCGCTTCAAGTACAAGAGCGAGCTATCACTAAGCGTGACTACGAGACTCTGTTACGAGCAAGATTTCCGAACATCCAAGCAATCTCTGTGTACGGCGGTGATGAAGTTGATCCTCCTAAGTACGGCAAGGTCATCATCTCCATCGATGTTGCTGGTGGCCAAGGCGCTGCCGAATATGAGGTAGCTAACTTTAAAAACTACCTAAAAGACAAGACTCCTTTGACGATTGATCCGATCTTCGTTGCAGCTAAGTTCTTGTTTGTCGACACAGTAATCAATGTCAAGTATGATGCTAACCTTACTTCTAAGTCAGCAGCGCAGATCAAAAACGAAGTGTATTCTGCCGTTCTCACCTATCAGACTACATACTTAAACGATTTCAATAAGACACTCCGCCAATCTCGATTAGCGGCAACCCTTGATTCGGTAGATGGATCTATCATAAGTACTGATATCGTTGCTAAACCAATTATCGAATATATTCCTGTACTTAACATAGCAAGTAGTCCGTCGTTCTCATTTGAGGATGCACTTGTTAAGCCATATGCATTTGATGCTATC